CGGTTCGATCGTCTTCGGCTCGGCAGAAGCCGAGGCACTTTCCGGTGTATCTTTCGTCTTTGTCATAGAGTTACTCTCCTTCGCTTGGGCGCTGACCACCGCGCGGGTGTTCTTATCGGCGCCGCTGTCTACGAAACTGATTTCTCGCAAGGTCATCTTGCGAACGATATGAATCGGCCCTTCGAACCGTTGGCCGTTGACTTCCGCCGTTTGGCCTGCCGCTAAGAACTCGGCCTCTAAGATCGGACCGCCGATACTGGCCTGCCATGGGAACCCGTTGCCGCCGGATTTCGCCACGTCGCGGGCCCACGACGTATCGCGACTGATAAGCCCTTCGGCCAGTAGCTGATTGGCCTCGATAACGATCCGATTGGTATGCCCGACGCCTTGATTGGACTTGTGGTCGAGCCGGATCGGTACGTTTTGCGAAGGGATGTCCAGGCCGGTCATGTCAACCACGACCGGATGCGGGAATCCGCTGATGTGCATGATGCCGCCCGAATAGGCGACCATTGAGAAGGTCGGAAGCTTCTTATCGCCCGTCGCTTCCAGGATCGTCGCCGGGGCGGTCATCGTCAGATAGTCGGGAATCGTCATCGTCCTCTTCCTCGTCGGGTTTCGTTGCGGGCTCTTTGAGTACCAGCCCCAGTTCGTTCATCAGTTCCCGCTCTTTGGCGATTTGCCTTAGGGCGGCTTCCCAGTCCTTGCCCTGACGGGCGTATTCGTCGGCGAGTGTGGTCGTTAAACTGGCAAGTTTTGTTGCCTGGGCTCGCGTTTCCTTAACGGGATCAATTTGGTCTTGAGAATCCCAAAAATACGCATGCCCCGTCGCCTCTTCCCACTGCGGTCCATCGGTTACGATAATTGCGAATTGTGGGATGGCAAGTCGTGCTTCCTCCATCCATGCTGCGAAGATAGGATCCAAGATGCGAAGTCCGAGATCGGCCTGTTCGATCCGCAGTTGTTTGAAGTAAGTCTGGTGATCGAGTCGGCCACTGGCGTAGTTGTGTTTGCTGCTATCACCGATCAACACGTTGACCGGAACTAGCAAACAACGACCAATTTCACCGAGAATTTCACGTTTAAATTCGCAATAGCGGGTTGAGGGTTGTTCCGCACGAATTTGGCCGAGCTTCCATCCGTCGGGCAGCGTGGTGGCCATCCGTTTTTCAAGCTCGACGATATCCATCGGCTCTAGCTCGACTGCCTCGCCGCCTGCCGGGGCGTCGGTATAAAGGACGGCCGCGAAGTCGGCAGCGGTTTCCGCAGCGCCTAAGACCGCTAGCGTGTAACGTCGTAGTTGGGCGAAGAGCGGCAGTGCGGGTGTGATTTCGGGAACGCCCCGATGTTGGCCAGGCCGATCGATGCGGAACCAGTGAAGCATCGATTCCGCTTCGACTGGATAGCTGCTAACCGTGCCTGTGCCGATGCCCAATGGACAAGGCTGCTCATCAACGATGTGGTAAGCGATCGGGTTGCCGTGTTCGTCAAGCTCGATCCCGTCGACCACGTCTGGCCGGTTGATCGTCGTGACCGGCGAAGTAACACGATCCGCTTCGACAAGCACCACGTCGAGCTTCACCGGGTGATCGACGGCAGGGTTGTAGACCAACATCAGAAACGCTTCGCCGTCGGTTGCCTTGGCCATTCGCATGGCCCGAAGCTTCCCGGGCAGATCGACGGCTGCCGACCAAGCGGCGAATGACTGCTCGACTTGGCGATTGATCTTCGGTGGGCCGCTGTAAAGCTGCAATCTAGGCCCCGTGCCAACACAATCACCGGCCACGGTCAGCACCATGCCCTTGGCATAGCTGTTATTGGCCACCTCGTAACGAGCCCGGTTACGAAGTGTTCGTCTCACGTCGGGCGACATCGCCTGATCGGCCGAGAGCCCATCGGCCGCCGCCCAGTGACGCGCATTCTCAGCGGTCGTCTGGGCGGCATCGTACCGAGCGCGAAGCATGGCCGGGAGCGTCCGGCGGGTCTTCCTTCTTTTTCGAAACGGCCACATGCGCGGACGCCCCCGGGAAAAGAGTCATGAAGAGAGAAATAGAAAAGATTGCCGCAGGCCGAAAACGGCCAGGCATGAAGCGGAAGAGAAGATTAGGCGGGAAGATTAGCGATCTGAATCGGCAGGCCCGTCATTCCAAACGTTGTCGATCCACCATTGAGGTAGTTCCAATCCGGCCGCCCTTGCAAAAACGGCTAGCACAATGGCATAATAGGCAGGGATTTCAATTTGCATCTCAGTGGTCATCAGTCGAAGCAGATCAACCGCCGCCGTACAGACGGCGCCATGGGAATCGCCACTAATCGTTTGAAAAGTGGCGTCCCGATTTGGCGCCGTCTCACATAGCGTCAGAAAGGAAATAACCTTGTCAAGCAATTCGCCGGGTAAAGAGAAGGTTCGCTTTGTTTCGTCGGTTTCGACAATGATGTTAAGCGGCTTCGACGGCATGGGTACAAACTTTGAGAAATGAGAAGAGAAGTGAGATTGACCGGCGGAAATATTAAGTTGTGCCGTCCGGCGAGATTTTCACAAGTTTGATACCGAGCCCTCGGGATTGAGCGGCCTTCTTTGAAGCAAGGTGTTTATCGGCCGCGATCTGCTCTTCAATCGAGTGCTGTTCGGCGCTGCCACCGTCGCCCGACGCCTTCTTCAGTCCCTTTGCATTTTCCTCGATTGCTTTTTCGATTTCGTCGGACATGGGTGATTCCTCGCCTTAAAGTGAAAACTAAAAGGAAGGAAAATCTCCCTCCCTATGTTATATAGCGATTGGCGCTAAAAGTTTTTCGGTTTGAGGGCGATTATTTTGCAAAATTCTCAAAATTGTCTTCGCGAGGCCTTTAGGAACTTTCTCTAAGGCTTACGATAATGTCGTCGAAGTCCCGAATGCGAATAGCGCCCTTCTTCTCGAATTGTGCAGGCCACGAAATATCTGGATTCTTAAAACATGAATCAAGAATAAAGAGCTTTCGCCCCTGTTGTAAACAGGCTTGAGCCTGGGCCATAATTTCGCTATCTTCCGAGGTTTCGACAATAATCGTCGCTTCCGACAGTGCCGAGATCGTCATATTTCGCTCTACAAAATATCGCTTTTTCATACTGTCAGGTTCGTGCGAAGATCGGTAGAGCGGTACTTGACTGATGAGAAGGTGCTTGTCACCGACAGTGTTTTGAAGTCGTTCGTTCTCTTTGGGATGGCGCTGCGTGATGGGCGTGCCAATAACACCGATGACATAACCGTCGTTTTCCAGCGCGGCGGTCGTTACTGCCGTATCGATGTCCGTCGCCAATCCGGAAATAATCGTATACCCGGCTTTTACTAGACCCGAAGCCAAACGTTGCGCACATTCGATGCCCTCATCGGAAGCGTTTCGATCCCCGATAATGGACACGCAACGACTCTCGGTGAAACCTAAGTCACCTCGGTAGTAGAATAATTCAGGTGGGTATTCTGCGCCGCGTAGTCGTTCCGGGTACTGAAACGTTCGATGCAAGGCGATCGAAAACCCGCGAAGGGGCGACAAGTACATTTCGATTTTTTCGACAAGCGAGTCTAACTTAGGCAAAACCTTGCGAAAGTCGCCCAAGATCTCGGACGGCAGGCAATCTCTCTTCTTAAACAGCATGGCCGTTTTCGAAAGACTGCCTTCATTGATTTCATAAAGAGCTTCATAGGCGACCATCTCTTCCCACAGAGAAACCGCATTTTGGAACTGAACTGCCATCATTCGTAATCCTTGAATAAATATATAGGCAGGGTGAATATTCATCGAGAAGCGAATCTATCATTGCCTCTTCCCGCGCAAACTCGACAGCTTAATCCGCTTCCGCTCCCTCTTCGCCGCCAGTTTCAATTCCCCCAGCGCCGCCCCTTCAATCGACGCCCCAACCGCACAGCCCACCAAACAATCCAACCAGTGATTATCCGGCTTCGAAGCCCGCAGCTTCCATTCGTCGACCGTTCGCCCTTGGGCCTGGGTTTTGATGCGATATTCGGAAGTCAGGTGTTCCGATAAGAGCTGGTGAAACTTCGGATCTCGACCGAAGAGTGATAGACAGCCTGGGTCGCCCATGGTGACAGCCATCCTGGCATGCACGAACGTCTTCCAATAGTTCGTGTCGACCAGCACGTGACGAACCTGGCGTTTGCCCGTTATGTTCGGAATCCGCCAATGGTGCCCGATCCGATCACCTCGCTTCCGCCGGTACTCGCTAAATGGCACGCTTGACGCACCGACGTACTTGCCATGTGCGGGCAGTAAAACACCCGCATGTCGGGATTGTCGGCAGAACTGATAGACCACATCGGTCGACTGCCCCCAGTTCGCGTCGATCAGGCACTGGCCGACTCGTATCTCGGCACCGTCCTCACGGTAGTAGATCCGCTGCAGCAATTGATCGCATAAGGCCTCAAGCCCCGAATAGATCGATCCTTCCAGTCCCGCGCCCGGCGCCGACATCACCAGTGTCTGCTGGATATCCCGAAGCGTGAAGTAGGCCCGCCGTTGATCGGGCCAAGTGCCGTAATCCACTACATAGCCGCTGAAATTCTCTTCCCAGGCAGCCGTCAGATAGAAAAGTGCCTTCTGCTGCACGTCGATAAACGTCGTCAGGTAATTAACGCCCAACGGTAATACACACCGCTGGTATCCATTCGTTTTTGCGGCGATTTCCTCGGCCGTGAGCATTTCTTCGCCGATATCTTCCAGGATCGGTTCGTTCTGATACTCGGCATAGAACGCCGCCTCGTCGCGAAGCCGCAAGTTCATCGCGTGTTGGATGGCCGACAGCTCGTCGTCGTTGTAGCGGGCTTCCCATGCGACCCGAGACCCGGCGTCCATCGCCTCGCGGTTTTCCGCGTAGAATCGCGTCGCTTCCGATCCATCGCCGTCGTTGCGAAGACTGTCGCCACGAATCTCGGCATAACGTGCCCACAGCTTTTCATTGCTCGGAAAACTATAAACGAGCTTCGTCCGCTCGCCCTGCCATTCGGGATGTTTCTCGCGGTCAAGGATGTTGTCGGCCATGTCACCCGGTCGAATCACCGTGCAGGCCATCAGTCCCGCGATCTTACGCCCCGGTCCAGCCATGCCGAGCACATCACCGGCGAGGATCGCTTCCCGACGTCGCGATTGACTCTCGGACCAAGCGGATTCGGTTGTCTGCGGATCGTCGACCATGACAAGCTGCGGACGTACTACCTGGCCATCGGGCCGGGCGTGATTCTGTCCACGGATATCGGATCCTTTCATGCCGCAGCACGATATCACCACGCCCGACGCCTGCGAACCGGGGATCGTCGGCAGAACGATCTTATCGGCCAGCCATTCGATGCGAGTCGGCTCGCCGTTGTACTTCTGGCCACGTTGGCGATGCACGATGCGATCAAGCTTCCGGATCGGATAGCAGACTTCGGGAAAGTCGGCCGCTAGGGTGTCGCACGTTTCGAGCCAGGTTTTGATTGTTTCCAAAAGATCGTAGGCACGATCGCTGGATGCGGCTATCAGTGTTACGAATGGCGTCGCACCGGTTAGTGCAGACCACAAGCATGCAATCTGGCAGCAGACCGTATTGTGCGTAGGCACCATTTTTCGACCAGCGAGGTAGAGATGAGACGGCGAATCGACCTGGATACAACGTACGGCCACCGATTTCGTCGGCTCAATCGATATAATGCGTCGTGAAGCAGAAAGTGGTCGGGTTTTCGGGCGAAGTCGAAGTCGCTGTTGCTTTCGTTGCAATCGGAATGCGGGAATGTCTCTGTGGATCGTGAAATGGAAACGTTGGTATGGGCCGTAGGTTTTTCCATCAAGTTCGACGAATTTTTCAGTTCGCCCATATTTAACACCCAAAGAGCTGAGCAGTTCACCGAAATCATCTGCCAGTTTGGGGTATTTTATGACGATTTCACTATTTCCGTTTTTGCAAGCGTGACCATCGGTATCGAGTATGCCTTGCAAAAGATCCATTCGCTGCGAATAACTGCTACGCAGATAAATTACCGGAATGTGCTTATTGCCCAAGAGATCGAGCTTTCGCAATCGAGCCTGAAATGAGGTGGTCTTACTGTGATTTGCCGTTATCGTACCTGTGCAAGTGTGAGATTCGTGGTCAATCTCTCGAAGGCCGTAGGTTTCACCACTTAAGTGAATTTGTTTGCTGATTTCCGGATAGTCCCATTCGGCCAATGAAACAACTGAACTGGAACATGAGCCGTCCCCGAGCCATACGCCTAACGAGTACGGTGCCATCGGTAGATCGACATCTGGAATCTGCAGCGGCTTGGTCAACGGGATACGGTATCGACGTTCATTACGACGGCTTGTTGGCAAGTCCACTCGCGGGGCCATTTCCTTGGTGGTTAGCGTAATTGGATTTCGTCGACAATGACGAGCATCAACCGTCCAAAGGTGATCTTCATCACAGACGATCTCTTCCCCGTCGCTGAACCGAACACGATAGCAGGGGCGGCCGAACATTACTTCTGTAACATAAGTGACGTTGCATATACGGCCTTGTTCGTCGAACAGCTGATCGCCGACACGAACATCTCCCATCGTCGTCCAGCCGGTCGGTGTCGCAAGCGGCGTATCGAGGGCCAACGCCTTGCCGCTTCCGCGCGGCATTGCCATTGCGCAGAGTCCGCCCTTTGTGACTGCTCGCTCTATCTTTTCAACCACCTTCAGATGATCTTCCGACCACGGCAAATAAAATACGTGCGGGAAATACGTTTCACAGAACACGCGGAACGATTCACATGCCCTGGCTCGCCGCTCGGGATCAGCAACTTCCGGAATCGGCGCAATGTCCTGCGCAGCACGAACGGCCTCGGCATTGCGCTGAGCCTGTCTGCGCTTCCGCTCTTCGTAACTGAGCGGTTCCGGCTTCGGTTCGAAGTACACGCCGGTAAGCCATGCCGCATAGCGGAATAAGTCGATCGATCGGCCATCGCCGATCAGGTATCCACCACGGTTACGATGCCTTCGCAATCGCGTCTCGGTAAGCACGGCGCCGAATCCAGCCGTGTTTAGAAGTCGCATCAATTGCGTCGGTCGAAGTTTACGCGGATTGATCGCATCACTCATTCTGTGCCTCCTGTTGCGCTAAATACGCGGTGTATTTAAGTAGATTGATCGTGTCGTCGGCCGCCAGCAGTCGGCCATCTTCGGCAATCGTTCGAACTTGGTCTTCAGTGATCGTCCGCCCCGATGCGGCCGACAGCGCGCGGGCGAGATCCACCGGCGAAACCGCCACGATAGACAACCGTTTATCCGGGTTCTTATCCATCTGTCAAAAAATCTCCCAACTTCTCGGCCATCTATCGGGCCACGAAAAAAAGGTTCAAAAAAAGATCCAAAACCGCAATTTTGGACGAGGTGATCTATTGGCCCCGGTCGATGGCGGAGCGAGAATTCGACCCACGATTCGGGCGCGGTGCCCGACATCCAAAACGCCAAAACGAAAGGACCGAAAAATGAACACGACAAAAAACGAAACGCCCCGCATCTGGATCGCCTGTCTCGCCGCTTACAACGAAGGAACCTTGCACGGCGAGTGGGTCGACGTCACCGGCTACGAAGATCTGATCGAAGCGAAGGATCGAATCATCGCCAGTTCGCCCGCTTTCCATCCCGAAGAATGGGCGATCTTCGATTACGAAGGGTTTTATGGGCTCGAACTCGGCGAATATGCGGACTTCGAAGAAGTCGCGAGAATCGCCGAATTGATCGAAACGCATGGCGAAGCGTTCGCCGCCTATGCTGGGCATGTTGGTCTCGAATTCGCAACTGCAGACAAGTTCGACGATGCATTCTGTGGCCCGTGGGCGAGTGAAGCCCAATTCGCCGAAGAATTGTTCGACGATGTCTATCCGCTCGAAGGCGTGCATGAAGCGATTCGCGATTACATCGATTATGAGAAATTCGCGCGTGATCTTTTTATCAACGATTACTATTCCGTAAATTCCGAAGAAGGCGGGATCTTCGTCTTTATCCGCAACTGAAAGGATCAAACCATGAAACATACCGAACGCGAGATGTTCCGACTTGAAGAGGCCGCTTCGACGGCGGTTCTGACCGCCCGGCGGATCTCGAACATCGTCGGAACCGATGAGGCGTGCCGCAGGCTTTACGAAGCGGCGCGTCTGCTCGACGCCCAAGCGGACGAAATCCGCGAAACCTTGAAGGAGGTGTCGCCATGACGGCCATCTACAAAGTCTGGGTCCAGATCGAACGGGTTGACGACGATCTGGAACGCTACGAAAACGTCACCGAAGAGATCGAAATCGGCCGGTTCGCCACGTGCGAGGCAGATGTCAAAGTTGGAAAGAGCTACTGGGCGAACGTTGCCGGTAGTCGCGTCCCCGTCCGTATCGAATCGACCAGCCCGCAGGGCGGTTGGGTCGGACGAAGTATCAAGACCGGGCGAACGGTGCGCATCCGAACCGCTGGCCGGTTGCACGGCGAGTGCGAACCGGAAGTTGTGGCCGAAGTGTCCGCTTCCGCAGCGCCGAACAGTCGGAAACGGAAGAAATCGCCCGCGAAGGCGGCATCCACCCCGAAAGTCGATCCGAAGGCGTCGAAGAAAGCCGAGAAGGCGAAACAACGCCAAGCGATCCTCGATGCCATCGCAAAAGTCCTTACCGCGAAGAAATCCCTGGCTGTTGGCGAGATCTATGCCGCCCTGGCCGACAAGGGACTTCTTTCCACGTGCGGCGATCCGAATCATGGTGCCATCTATTACGCACTGAAGATGGACATCGATCAAAACAAGCAATCCCGATTCGCTCGCAAAACGGCCGAAGGCGTCACCGTCTATTCTTTACGGAAGAAGAAATGAGCGACAAGATCCTTGTTTCCGCATGTCTACTGGGCGAGCCGTGCCGCTGGCATGGCCGCCCGGTTTCTTTTTCGGCAGAGGTTCTTGAGTTTATTCGGGACCATCCTTGCGCCGAACTTATCCCCGTCTGTCCTGAGATCTTGGGCGGACTTCCCGTTCCACGTCCGCCATGCAAGCGAGTCGGTGGGCGTGTCTTCGAAACGTGTGCCGACAAGTCGCGTCGCCGCGAAGTAACTGGCCACGAGCGAACGGACGAGTTCGTCGCTGGTGCCCAGTTGGTGCTTGAGATCGCGCGGCGCTGGGGATGTCGTCGCGCGATCCTGTGTCGCTATTCACCCAGTTGCGATCCGTCTGGGATCACCGGCCGACTT